AGCAAGAGCAAGAGCAAGAGCAAGAGCAAGAGCAAGAGCAAGAGCAAGAGCAAGAGCAAGAGCAAGAGCAAGAGCAAGAGCAAGAGCAAGAGCAAGAGCCGAAGTCAGGAGATAAGTCAGGAGATAAGCCAGCCGATGCGTTGGATGTCTTAAAATTATGTAACCAGTTTGGTTGCGCTGATAAGGCTGAAGAATTCATTGAATGCAAGTTTAGTATCGTTCAAGTAAAAGCCACATTGGCGATGCTTAAAGCGAATAAATCAAATCCAACCCCAAGCAGTCACCCCCCAACAGCAGCGCCACAAAATTCATGGGAAAAAGCCCATAAAGCCGCGTCTGCGAAGTAAATTTAGGAGCATAAATAATGACGACTGAAAAAACGAACGCGGGTGAGTATATCGCCCATGAACAAGACCGTGCGTTAACTCGCAAAAAAATCACGTTAGCTGCAGGACTTGTCTATGTAGTTGGCATGGTTTTAGGTCAAAACAGCACGACCAAAGCCTATCATCAGCTAGATCCTAGTGCCTCAGACGGCACTGAAGTGGCAAAAGCCATTAATTATGATGAAGTTGATGCAACCAGTGCGGATACAGACGGTTTAGTCACATCCAAGTTAACTCACGTTACTGACGAAGATTTAACATGGCCAGATGGCATTACCGACGCCCAAAAAACAGCGGCAATTGAGCAACTAGACGCCCATATTATTATCGTCCAGTAATTTTTATTTTCGGCAACGTAAAAGCGACATTTAGTCGCTTTTTTTATGTGTGTTGCCTTATTTTTCAGAGAGTAATTTATGTTATTACAAATTTTAGAAAACAATGCATTTTCGCTTGCGGAAATGACCAAAGGCATTAAAACGGTCGAGCCAGTTCGTCAGCCTTTAGGTAAAGCAATGTTATTCAATGCTGAGCCTATCCGAAGTGACACCGTTTATATCGAAAAAACAGAAGGTCGTGGTTTAAAGTTAATTGATCCATCACTGCGCGGTGAAAAAATTGAACGCCGTAACAAGTCCACTAAGCGAGACATGGTTTCGTTAAGTACAGACCGTTATGCCATTCACGATCAAATTCAGCCATCTGATCTTCAATTTATTCGTGCGATGGATTCAGAAGACCAAATGGTCACATCGGTTCAAGAAGAAATTGCTACGCGTACATCAGGTCCTAATGGCTTGATGAAAGACATGGAAGCTACGTTTGAACATCAGCGTATGCACGCAGCGTTAGAAGGTATTGTACTCGACTCAAAAGATAACGTTATTTATAACTATTTTGATAAGTTTGGCTTTACTGAAGGTTCAGACGTTAATATCGACTTTACGTTATCTGAAGGCGCTCTTAGAGTTTTCATTACAGATAACGTTATACGTTGGATGCAACGCAATGCCAAAGGTGCACAGTTTACTGGTATTACGGCTTACTGTGGTTCTGGCGCAATGGATAAACTATCTAAAAATGCAGAATACCGAGAAGCGTTATTAGCCCAAGGTAAAGTTGAAGATTTACACGATTCATATTTTGGCAATCCGATTAACTTTGCCGGCGTTACATGGATTGAGTATTTCGGTACCGACGATGACTTAATTAACTTAGGTGAAAACGAAGTACGTTTCATTCCATCAGGTACAAATGACATTTACCGTCATGTTCAATCGCCTGATGAGTCGTTTGAAGATTTAGGTCAGCGTGGTCAAGAGTTCTATAACTGGATTGAATGGGATAAGGCCGTTCCTGGTCGTACTCAGTGGGTTAAAGTGTTCTTAGCCACTTATTCATTATTTGTGAATACCCGACCAGACCTTATTCGCAAAATGAACGCGACCTAATACGGTCTAACAGAACAAAAGCAGAGCTTTCGCTCTGCTTTTTTGTACGTCCTATCTAATTGATGAAATCGAGTTAATTATGTCTGAAAAAACGCTATTACAAGAAAGACTAAAATCAGAGTTTAATTTTACCGCCCCTAAATCTTGGAACACTGAAAAGTTAAAAGCTGAAATCGAAAAGCGCGAAAAAATTAAATCTCAGGCTTCTGCAGAAACGCCATCGGCTGATGAAACGGCAACGCCGGAAACAACCTCCGAGTCAGGTGAAGACGAAAGTGAAGACACTGACGATGAAGAAACCGATGACGACGATTCGAATGATGAGTCAGAACCTGATCAGGAAGAAGATTCAGAAACTGATTTAGAAGAAGATGAATCGGAATCAGACGAAGACGAAAGTGAAGACACTGACGGTGAAGAAACAGATGATGACGATTCGAATGATGAATCATCAGAAACGAAAAGCGATAAAGATTTAGTTCAGTGTATCGCCACCGTGTCATTTAGTCATAAACGCTTTGGTGTCAAGGCAACTGCAGATAAGCCATTTGATTGCACGGCAGAGCAGGCTGAACATCTTGTTAAAAAAGACCGTGTCGCTAAGTACGCGGATTAACCATGACTGAAGCGGAACGTTTTCAGGCGTTATTAGCCAAGACAGGTGAAACCTTGGTTTTTACGCTGTCGGACGGTTCAACCCAAGACGTTACTTGTATTGTCGATGACGATGATGAAGCGTTGAACGTTTCGGATTTCGATGCGGACGTTGTTCAGGTTGTTGCTTTCACTTCCCTACTCAATATCGAAGAGTTTGAAGATGATATTTCATCGGTCAATTATTTAGATAGAGATTGGCAAGTACAAGTAAGAACGCGTTTAGACGAAGCCTATATCGGACTGTATTAATGTATTTAAAAACCCTTATTGATTTGATCGTGGGCGAGGGCGAAACCCCATATTTCAAAACGGTTGAATATAGGAAAGACCTTGGTTGGATTGATGAAGCCATTGCAAAAAGCAAGATTCAATTACCAGCGTGTTTCATACTACCGGCGAAATCAAAAGGGTTAAATGCTCAAACAGGCAACGGCCTACAACAAGAACGTCTTACGTTTTATAACTTTTTGTTGGTTGGTGAGAATAGCGACTCTGATGAAGTGATTTCCGAAGCAATAGAGCAGCTGCAAAGCGCTATTTTAGGCTCTCAATTAACGTCAAGACATACCCCTTTTGAATTTGATGAAGGTGAGCTTGGCGATATTAATTTAAGAGCGTTTTTCTGGCGCGAAACTTACGTCACTGGCATTACCAATAAAACCCGTCTTATCCGTTAACTCCATCCATCTATCCATAATTTAATAAAGGTATTTTTATGCCAAGAAGAACAATCACTCGTAACGAATCTGGTGGTTACGTTGAAACACAGCGAGAGCCATTACCAGCTGAAAAAGCATTGTCTGAGCAACGCAAAAAACAACGTGATGCCTACGAATCTAAGGTAAAGGCGCAGGCAGAATCCAACGGTTCAAAAGAACCAAAAACTAAATCAAAAAATAAGGAGTAAACAGTGAATACTCAATCTATTTTACTCTTTAAACAAGAGACAACACCGGGTACGTTAGAAGCGTTAACCGGTTCAAACGTTATTGAAACGGTTGGCGGTATTAATGTCACACCGTATGCGGGTGAAACGATTACTCGAGACATTGACCAAACCGAAGCCTCTGCAGGTGAAGTGGTAAACGTTAATCCTCATCAAGTGTTTGCGTTTAATGTTGATGCGGCAGGCGCAGGCGCTGCAGGTACTGCACCTGTATTTGGTCCGCTATTGCAAGCATGTGGTTTAGTAGAAACGGTCAACGCAGGAACCGATTGCACTTACGTGTTAAGCAATACAGCCACTGCTCCTACGGTATCACTCGCTAAATACGAAGGCGATGACAAGTTGCAGCAAGGCGAGGGCGCGTTAGGTAATGTGGTTTTATCTTTTGCGAACAAAATCCCTCAGTTTCAGTTCAGTAACTTTATCTGTGGTTATAACCGCCCGGTTAATGCGGTATTCCCTTCAAGTCTTGTGTATGACAACTATTCAGATCCGTTACCGTTTACCAAAGAAAACACGCCAGTTGCTAAGTTAAACGGCAAAGACTTGGTGTTGTTAGGCGGTCAAATCACGTTTGGTTCTGGTGTCACTATGCGTAACGTGCCAAATCAAAAAGGTGCACAGCACGGTGAACTATACGCTACCTACAGTTTAACGTTTGAAGCGAAATCCATTGCGGATGAAAACTGGTTTGAATCATTAGAATCACATGACGGCATTACGCCCGTGGATTGTCACATTCAACATGGCATTGTTGATGGCAATATTATCGAATTTATCTCAACCAAAGACCAAATTACGAGTTTGTCCGAAGGTGAAGATAACGACAATAAAACCTACACATTAGAAGTGAACTGCTTAGTTCCACCATCGTTGATCATCCGTTAATTCACAAATTAACCATCTAAAAGGGCGTGCTACTTGGTAGCTGGGTGGTGCGTCCGTCCTTTTTCAGCTGCGAATTTATTTTTTATCAAAATAGGATATTTATCATGTCTGACAATACAGCTACCAACGTTATGATCGGTTTTAATCCAACTATTGATGTGCCAGTAACGGCTCATATGTTCAAAGGCAAAGAAAAAATTGAAGTGTCTTTCATTGCGGTTTTCAAACACGTTTCACGTAAAGCCAACCGCGTTCTAAAAAAAGAAATGGATAAAGCGTTACGTGATGTTCGATTGCTTGCTAAAGAGTTAGTTGAGTTAGAAAACAAAAGTGAATCAGATTCAGATACAGAGAACCGGATTGAAGAGATTGATCAACAAATCGATACCTACACAGACATGATCGAAAAACGTATCCGTGAACATTTAGTGTCATGGAAAGAGTTGCCACATGCACAGTCAGGCTTTGTTGAGTTTAATCAAGAAAATCTAGAACTGGTATTAGATCATGAAGCCTATTTCTTAGCACTACGTGATGGCTTTAATCGTGCCACTGGCGTAGACCACGAGGCTCACGAAAGAAAAAACTCGAAAGCATAGGTGAGTATTTTGCGTCGCGTGGGCAGCGGCGCACGCCAATGTCAGAAAAACAATTCCAAACTGCCAAAGCCAAAGGTTTACCACAAGAGTTTATTGATGGAATAAAACGAAGAAATAAAAGTCGAGAAGCCCATAAAGACGGCACTCAATTGATTTTATTTCCTTGGCATCAAACCGTTTTTAAACTGTTTGGGTTACTCCAAACCCAGTGGAGAACAGACTTTGGCCAAAGAACGGGGTTAGATTATTCCGTCTTGCCCGTTTTATTTGAATCCCTAGCCATTGATAACGACCCATCTATTGATGGAGAAGTGTTGATTTATGACATTAACGGCGAACCTTCCTATGTAAACCAGCCTAAAACAACCTTAATTCAGCAGCTACAAATAATCGAACAAACCTACCTTCAAAAAACACGAAAATAAGCCATGAATAAAAAAACAGCCATTATTATCACAGGTGATGAAAAAGGTGGCGTTAAGGCCATTCGTGCCACTAAAAAAGAACTCGGCGAATTTAACCAAGAGCAAAAAGAAACGCAAAAATCCACGGCAGGCTTGAAGTCTAAAATGGGTGGTTTGATGATGAAACTTGGTGCTGCCGGCGTTGTTATTGGTGGCGTTACCGCTGCTGTTGGCGGTTTAGGTGCGTCCCTTCGCATTAATGCCATTCGAGAAATTGGTTATTTAACCGATGCACTTGATGTTAACGCTCGAGTAATGACCGAATGGGGTTATGCGACTGAAACCGTTGGTTTTAGCAATGAAAAACTGGCTGACATTTTCAAAGACGTCCAAGATAAAATTGGTGATTTTGCGGCAACCGGTGGCGGTGAAGCAAAAGATATTTTTGAAAACCTTGGTTTATCGATTGATAAAATTAGAGAGCTAAAGCCCGACGAGCAGTTACTTGCGATTGCCGAGGGTTTAGATCAAGTCGAAAACCGTTCAGAGCAGATCTTTTATTTAGAAGCGATTGCTAATGACGCCAGTCGATTATTGCCGTTATTAGAAGATGGTGCCAGTGAACTTAGAAAACTTCAAACCGAGGCTAGAGTTCTAGGTGTATCGCTTTCAGATATGGACGTTGCAACGGTACAACAAGTGACCTCGCAATTTCATCGTTTAGGTGGTTTTGTTGAAGGTGCTGCGAATCAATTTACGTTAGCGTTAGCACCCGCGATCACAGGCGTGACCGATATTATTGGTGATGCTTTAGTTGAAACAGGTGGTTTTCAAGAGGCGTTTGAAACGGCGATTGATGTCATCATCAAAGGTTCAGGCTTTGTTGCAGAAAACATTAACAGCGTATTAATTTTACTCAATTACGCAAAACTAGGTTGGTTGTATGTTGGTAAAGCGGCCACTGAAGCAATGGCTGGCGCTGCAGATGTGACTGCAGATGTGATCAATACAATCTTAGAGCCTTTTGTTGAGCTGATTAGTTTAATCGCAGATGGTTGGGGCCATATTATAACAAAAGCAGGTGACTTTTTAGGAAACGATGCCATGTCGTCGTTTGGTAAATCGCTTGCGGAATTTTCAGAGTCGGCAAGAGACTTTAACGTATCAGCAGATGATGTAATTGCTGCTGATGTTGCAATGGCTGAAGCCATTAAAAACACAGAAGACAACATCGTTTCACTAACAAATGCACAACCGGGTGATGATTTATGGAAGTGGTGGCAAAAGGTCAAAGAAGAAGCCCAAGCTGCCGCCAAAGCCCAAGTGGATGCAAAAAATAAAAGTGGTCCTAGTAACGTTGGCAATGTATCAAATATAAGCAAGCCTTTATCTGAGCTTGTCGATGAAGCCAATGAGTTTGGCAATACATGGGCCAGTGTTGGCGATACGGTTGTTGATGCATTTGGCTCAATGGTCACACAGCTAGACCGATACGCAGAAAAACAAAAAGAACTTGCCGAACTTGAAAAAGAGTTAGCCGATAAACGTTCAGAATATGAAACTGACCCGGTTAAATACGCGGCTGAGCTTGAGCAAATTGGTAAAGCAGAAGAGGCATTAAACGCCCGTAAAACCAAATCCAGTTTATCTGCGTATGCGCAAATGACTCGAAGTGCTGCTGCTATGTACGATGAGCAATCATCGCAACGTGAAGCATTGCACAAACTTGAGTTGTTATTCACCGCCGCAGAAATTGCCATGTCGTTTACCCGTGCCGGTGCATCTGCTGTGGAAGGTATCGCAAACCAAGCCAAAGGCGATCCGTATTCTGCCTTTGCCCGTATGGCAGCGATGGCGGGTATTATGTCTAGTTTGGGCGTGTTTGGTGGTTCGGTTTCAGGTGTGAATGTTAATTCATCGGAATATCGCCAAGAAAACCAAGGCACAGGCACAGTATTAGGTGATTCGTCAGCAAAATCAGAGTCCATCGTTAGCGCGTATGACCGCATGATTGAGCTTGAAACAGATCAATACGCTGAACTTCGTGACATGAACAACAGCATCAAAGCCTTAAATTCTGGCATTGCGCAGCTGGCTGTTAGTTTAGTATCGGGTTTTGGTCGTTTTGATGGTAATGCCTACGGCGGCACATTAGGTTCAAGAAGTGATACCTCTGCCTTTGAAGAGTTTGCGTTACTTGGGCTTTGGCAGCCACTCAAAAACTTAGATCCGACAGGCATTATTGATTCCATCGTTGGCAACTTTAGCCGCGTTAAAAAATCTCTGATTGATTCAGGTATTCAAATCACCGCACAAACCATGAAAGACATCATGGAAGGTGGTGTGTTATCCGCGCAAGCCTATTTTGATGTGAAAACCAAAGACACCAGTTTTTGGGGCTTAGTGTCGGATTCAAGCACCAACACGGAATATCAAGCAATTGATAGAGCAGTTCAAAATGAATTCGGTCTTATCTTTAGTCATATCGGCACAAGCGCGTTAGAAGCAGCTCAATCGCTTGGTTTTGAGTCGGTCATGGTTGATGTGACGAACAGTGTTGGCAATGCGTTTAATAACATCAATGGTGATTTTCGTGATTTAGGCTTTCAAAATAGTCCTTTAGTTGAGCGATTTGCTGAGCAATTTGGCTCACAAGTAACCAGCATTGAAATGTCACTTGAAGACGCGCTGGCTAATTTTGAAATTAACATCCCTAATTTATCGCTCAAAGATTTATCAGGTGATGAAATTCAAGCCGAGCTTGAGGCGGTATTTTCACAACAAGCCGATTTGATTGCTGAAACCTTGGTACCAGGCATTGCAGAATTTCAACAAATGGGCGAAGGGCTTTACGACACGTTAGTTCGTGTCGCGCAAGAACAAGCTGTTTTCAATAGTGTGCTTGAAATGACAGGCAATTCTATTGGTGCTTTAGGCGCAGAAGCATCGATTGAAATCGCGCAAAATATCATTGAATTGGCAGGTGGTATTGAGGAATTATCCTCTGCAGCCAATACATATTTTTCTGAATTTTTCAGTGAGGCGGAGCAATTAGCGTACCTTGAAACTCAATTAACGGAGCAATTCGCTAGTCTTGGTCAAGTGATGCCGTCCACGCGTGAAGAATTCCGTCAGTTAGTGGAAAGTCTTGATTTGACCACTGCCGAAGGTCAGTCTGCGTATGCAGCGTTATTGCAGCTATCACCTCAAATGGCGAGTTACTTTGACCAATTAGATCAAGGCACAGAGCAATTATCTGCCAGTGCCGCCGAATTTGTTGCCAAAGTAGAGGAGCTTACGCAGAGTATTAGAACTCAAGTTGATACTATTTTTGAGCAAGACGATGCCATCGCATCAACACAAGCCTTGCTTGATGTAGAACGTGCGCTATTCAATGAAAGAACGGCAATCTATGAAGCACAATTACAGCAACAAGAAGACTTAAAAGCTTATATTGCAGGGTTACAGTTCGGTAATTTATCGATACTAGCGCCTACGGAGCAATTATCTGCAGCACAATCTCAATTTGAAACGGCCACGGCTGAAAACGCACAAGAGTTTGCCAATACGTATTTAGAAGCCGCACGAGCGATGTACGGCAGTTCTGATGAATATTCACAGATTTACAATAGTGTTATCGACCAGCTTACGTCACTTTCTAGCAGTGATTTGGATGTACCTGATGATGCGTTAATTCAGACGTATGAAGCCGAAATTGAATTGCTTAAATCGCAATCAGAAGCCGCAGAAAACGTCGAAGCGTTAAGTTCGTTATTTGATGATTTAACCGAGCTTGCTAATACTGACATGACGTCGTTTAACCGATTAATTGTCGATTTAGCTGAAACCGCAGGCATTGATACTAGCAACTTAAACAATTCAGAAGCTATAGAGGCTTTTGTAGATGAGTTATTACAAGCCGCTGGCATCGATGATGCGAACGTTGATGACTTAAACACGCAGTTAACTGATTTATTGTCACTCCAGTTCGACCCGGTGCATGAGTTGGTCACATCGTTATCCGACATCACTGACATTAGTAATATTTCAATTGAAGACTTAAACACGTCACTTGGTGACTTACTGGGTATTGAAACCACTAACGTCGATTTACTCAATATGTCATTGAATAGTTTGATTGACTTAGACGCTGTTGATGTAGAAACGTTGGATGATGCGCTAACTGAATTGCTAGGAATTGACACTACCAATGTCGATCTATTAAACACATCACTTGGCGATTTATTAGGTGTAGATGCAGTTAATTTAGATACTTTAAATTTAACGCTTTCTGATTTATTGGATATTCAGGCTGATCCTATTGATGAGCTTTCTGACGCGATTGATGATTTAACCGATGCGATTGCTGATTTTGCCAATAACGCTCAAGAAGCAGCACAAATATTTGAAGATTCAGCAGAGCACATTTTTATCCCGGTTGACGATAACGGTCAAATTGATTTTGACGGTTGGGCAGGAAGCAATGATGGTACTGTTGAAATTCATTCTGCTAACGTCGTCACCGCAATTGAAGCTCAAACAACAGCTCAAAAAGAGCAAAATGATGTGCTTGTTGTTGCGATAGCCGAGCAAGCTACCGCGTTAACTGCAATGAAAGATGAACTGGCATTAGTTAAATCAGAGCTCAAAAAGCAAACCGTGATCACAGAAGAATCATCAGCGGCCCTTAACGCCAGTTTTGAATCAAGTAGGACTATCGCATGATATTAGTTGTGATGAATAATCTGGATGAAAGTGGTAATAGCAATGCCGTTTATTTAGCCAGTGAGCCGTTTATTTCAAACGCAACGGATACGCCAGCGCATACGCCATTTGATGAATATATATTAGATGGTGGTGCGCTCACGCGTCGAATCACAGAAGCATTTTATGGTTATAGCACTACAGGTCTTGGTGCGATTAACTTATCGTTAAACGATGAGTTAATAGCCATCAAAAACAACGGTAACATCAAAGGTCAAGATATTGATATTTATCTTGGTGAGCCGTCACAAGCATTTGCTGATTTTACTCTAATTGCCAAAACTCAAGGTAACGAATTAAAACGCACCAGTGATTCAGAAATCTCGCTCACGTTTAAGGACAATGCCGAGCGCTTAAATCAAAGCATTACCAGCACGGGCGAGCCATTAACCTATGGCACGGTGTTTAACATTGAGCCTGTACTAGAAGATGCATCCACTTTAGTTTATCGCGTGCATGATGGAGCGATTGAGGATATCACCGATGTTCGTGATGGCGGCTTGTCAGTATCGTTCACGAAAGATTTAACAAATGGCACGTTTACGTTATCAACAGCCGCACAAGGTCGTATTACGTGTGATGTCAAAGGCGCTAAAGTAAGCGGAACACACTTAACCAGTGCCAAACAAATCATACCTGATTTAGCGTCACGCATTGGCGAAACAATTAGTGAATCGGACATCAATATTGATGAGTTTGAACTTGGTATTTTTATCAATGACGAACAAACCCTATCAAGTGTTTTAGACAAAGTAGCATTGTCTGTGATGGGCTACTGGCGTTATGACCGGTTTGGTGGTTTTGAATTCAATTTATTACCTACCGACACCGCAACCGCTTCGGCAGAAATATGGGATGACGATATTAACCGTGGCACATGGAACGAGATCAGAACCATTGAGCCTGCCTCAAAAGTCGAATGTGGTTACGCATTAAATTATACCGTGCAAGAAGATGGTTTATTTGGCGCAGTATCTACCTCGAATCGTGAGCTTTATGCGAAGCAACAACAATACGCCGCGACAGAGAACTCGTTACCGCAATATCCAAATGCGACATCGATATCGTTTTCAACTTTGTTAGTACATGAAGCAGATGCACAAACGGTCAGCGATAGACGAGCCGCGTTTCGCTCAATACGGCACAAAGTTTATTCATGCGAAGTCTTTTCCGCCGCTTTTAACTTTAATGTAGGTCAAATTATCGCCTTAGTTGACACACCAGAGTTCAGTGCGAATAACGTTATTGTGCTTGGGTTAATTGATGAGCCACTTAGTAATTTGACCCAAGTGGAGTTTTTAATATGAGTCAAAACATCAGAATGCTGATGAATAATGTCTGGGATAAAGCGGATGTAAGTTTAACGCTTGGCGATGAAATATCATCATTGCCAATTTCTTACACGCAAGACCACAGGAAATCTCGTGTATTTCGTACAAGCACAATAGATGAAATTGAGCTTTTATGTAACTTTAGTGAGATCGACCTTTTCACTGCGTTGGTCATTTACAATCATAATTTTACTGCTTTATCGACGGTTCATGTTCAGTTTTACGATGGTGAAAATGGCACTGGCAATCTTGTCTATGACACAACCGAAATACCAGCTATTGAAACGATTAACATAGCTGAATGGGACTGGCGTATTGAAGAGTGTACGGCTTCTGCGTTTGACGGTGAGCCTGTTGTTTATACTGCTATTTGGCTTGATGAAGCGATTTACGCACGTTCAATTAAGATAACAATCAAAGATACGTCTAATACATCTGGTTATTTGGAAATAGGTCGCGTTTATACCGGGTACGATGTTCAGCCGGACGTTAATTTTAACTATGGTCACACAATAGACATTGATACCAATGCAAACACCCATCAAACCTATGGCGGCTCTACGGTAGGTAATGAAACGACCCCGAAACGCCGTAATAAGTTCACACTAGCGCATCTTAACAACAATGACATCACACCCTTTTACGAGGGCTGCAGGTTAGTAGGTCAAACTAAAGACTTTTTTATATCAATGTACCCAACGCAAGGCGGCAAAAAAGAAGTGCGGCACGCTTACGCATGCCATTTCGTGAAAATTCCATCACTACAAAATCCATTTAACGACAATTATCAATCAGCTATTGAAGTCAAAGAGGCATAAATATGTCAAAAGTAGATATCCAAACCGAACCGTTAGATGCATCCACCAGTAAGGGTGCTGAGTTTATAAATTTTATAAACACTCTCTACACCGATTTACTAAATCTTGCAGCGGCTAATAATGAACAAATTGATGCAGCTGAGACCGCTAGTGATTATGCCCAAGAAGTTTACACCGCACTTCTAGCCGCCAACGGCACAGTTACCAGCCAAGCAGTAGCACAAGCATTAAGAGAGCAGCGACAGTTGCAATATGGTGCTAGTGGCTTTGTTAGTTTTGGTGGTAGTCCTAGTGAGTCGGCAGCAGTTGGCGTAGTAAATGAGGGCATTCATACGTGGAACGGTGGCTCAAATTACTTCTTTTTAGGTCATAGAGATAATGTTTATGATAGAACGCCAGTTGAGCCTTTGCTTCATGCCGCAGGGAGCATAATTAAACCTGTTAGAAACCCAAGCAGTAACGACATTAACCGCATATTTTTACCGCCAGCCCCAGATGGTTTAGACGCTATCGATCCAGATGATGCAAACGCAGTAGACGGGCGTTTTCCAGATATTGCCAGTGCTATTACAAGCGGTGGAACAAGTTTAAGTGCGTCAGTCATCAACCGTACTGATTTAGTTGGCATTGAAGTCTTTCACGAGTCAATAAGCGATAAAGATATTTGGTGTCCTAATGGTATGGTTCAGTTCGACTCAAGCACTATTGAAATCCTTGGTACAACAATCAACTTAGTCACGTTATCTAGTCTAGGTATCGACACTGGTTATGGTTCTATGTATGAGGGTGACGGTGGTGTTGAGGCTTATGTAGCTAAATGGTCAACGCTAACTGATGCACAGAAAGACCTTATATTAGCGTATGAGGGTGATAACATTTACAACACACCTGATGGTTTAGTGCAGGTTAGAGCAAGAGCGCGTAGTATTGCGGGCAAAGAGGGTGCTTGGGATAGTGTTAACTTTAACGACAGTTATTCCGCTATTTCTTTCGATGCGACCGCTAATTTATACCTACGTTTGCAGGGTAAGGCTACGGACGCAACGGCATTCACTAGCACTTCAACTGAGTTCGCCTATGGCAGTTTGAATTCTGGCGCTGGACGTTCAGACGTTAAAGGTGTTGCAAGTTCCCACAAAGATGGTTATTTCAGTAACGCATACAACGGAGAATGTTACTTTGTTCCTATTGCTCTGGTAAGCCGAAGAAACCAGTTAGCCTATCATCCTGTTCATAATGAAAATGGAGCATCCAGAACTGTAACGTCAGATGGTTCTGGTTCTTCTACATGGTATAACCAAAACTGGATTAGTAGTTTGGCTGATTGTGCTGATGGTAAAGGAAATGCAGCATTTCCTTGGGGTTCTATTTCAAGCGCCTTATCAGGACATAAAGCAGACCTTTACTATGACGCTATCTATGCAGATGACATAGAAGACTTACGCCTTGATGTGAGTGGTAATTTCGATTTACAACGCTTTAATGACTTTGGTTTAAAACAATCTGTTAATGGCAATGCGTCAGAGAGAAATACAGAGTATTTGCCGTTTACTAGAGTTGAATCTGAACAGGCTGCAAGCGCAAGTTCTACTTCTGGTGCAATCCAGATCCCATTGAATGCGGCAAGTAATTACAATGTTGGTGATTTAGTAACTGTTTTAGACGCAAGTAATACAATACTTATTGACAGAGTTACAGTTACCGCAAAAGGTACAGATGGTGGCGGTACGGTTGACTATTTAAACTGGGACTCTAGCGAGGGTACTTACAATAGAGTGTCAGGTGAAACTTACACAGCGGTTATTGAATCCACATCAAACATAAAATCAAAATACTGGACAGATATAGCAGGTGATCCAACCGACATACTTGCTACTTTCCCTAATGGTGTTCATGGCACTTGGTTATCTGAGATACCAGATAGCACATCAAAGTCATATAAAGCCACAAGAAAGGCACTTGCTAACCTAAGTCACCAAGAGACTAATGACAATGGCGCTACATGGTCTGGCAGTTTAAATGGTTGGGATCTTGTCAACTCAGATAACACCCAAGTAGCCGCAATAGCCACAGGAACAATAAGATTAATTAACTACGAATACGCCCCTAACTTCACAGAGCCAGTTAATCGTGTATATCCTCACTGGTTTGGCAATAAAGGCTTTGCTATTAACTTTGCAACTGCTGGCTACGGTGTTGAGTTAGTCCAAAGTTTAATCAACAAAATATCTACTGGTCTTTCAAATCCGAGTATTGTAGAGGGTTTCCATATTCATGGTTATAAAACCTCTGATGCAAACGGATTTAGTAATTCGTCAGGGTATGAGCCTAAACATGACACTATCAACCTTGCTGGTGTAGACAGTCCAGCGGTTAAAGTATTCCCTTACGTTCATCTTAACGACTACGGAATATTAGAGCTTTATCTCGTTTATAAAGAGCTGGTTCACAACGGCACAAGTTTTGGTGATGACAACGAATTCATCATTGCAGATGGAGACAACTACTACATAGACGAGAACGGTAATACGATTAAAGGTGGTGTGCATAAAGTAAACCTTGGCTCGTTATACTTTATGAAACCAACAACAGCGGAGCAATAACAATGACAGTCGGAATAGAATATTTTTACCAATATGACGAAGACGGAAACGTTGTTTTAGCCGCTAATGGCAACCCTGTTTACCGCAAGTACCAGCCGTACACGTTGGATAAGCTAAAAACGCGTATCATTGGAGCTGGCAAGCCTGATTCAGTAGTCGAAAAACACATAGCGCTAGTTGCGGAAACGCTCAACTTTGAAACGCTACGCAACCATCTAGCTGATGTTGAAGCCTACGAAAGCGCATTAAACAATTATGAATTAGCCATTGAAGCATACAACGCACTAACAGCAGAAGAAAAAGTAGAGCGTGAAGCGCCTACGCAGCCAACTGAGCCAGTATTGGAGTTCACACCTGTTACGGCTGATGATGTAACCGCTATGGTGGTTTCAGAACTGACAAACCGCTCAAAAATAGGCGGTATGGAATATGACGGTCATAAAGTTGATTTAAGCGAAGAAAATCAACTTGGCATTGCTAGTGTGTTAAAAGGCATCGAGCTGGCTGAAAAATACGAACAAGACATATTCCCGCTTAACTTCAAAGCGGCAACAAACGGCACGTACTCAACAATCACCTTTGATAACCAAAACGACTACGAATTATTCGCCCTGCAATTTATAGCAGCAAGACAAACGTACTTTTCGTGAAGTTAGGAGAGAAATTAAATTTTAATATGAAGAAATAAGAGGCGGCTAGAAACTGAACTTTTCTGGCCGTTTCACAGTGGACTCGGCACTGCAAAACCGGTGGCCTCTTGGGCTCTTAAGAGTCACAAGTATTCTACCGCATTTTTACTTTTTATAAAGGAAATAGCAGTGACTAAAGCAAAACCCATCGTCCCGTGGTTAGGGGGCAAACGCAGATTAGCCAAACACTTATATCCAATCTTTAAAGAACATACGACTTATGTTGAAGCCTTCGCCGGTGGCGCGGCGTTATTCTTTGGTAAACAACAAAGTAAAGTTGAAGTGTTAAACGATGTAAATGGCGAACTTGTCAATTTATACCGTGTTATCCAAAACCACTTAGAAGAGTTTTTACGTTATTTTAAGTGGGCCTTGGTTTCCAGAGACGAATTCAATCGTCACTTACAGAGTAACCCGGATACATTAACGGATGTTCAACGTGCCGTGCGTTTTTATTACCTTCAAAAAACTTGCTTTGGTGCAAAGTTGGAAGGGCAGACATTTGGTGTGAGCGTGGTGTCCCCACCTAAACTTAACTTACTTCGAATTGAAGAAGATTTATCTGCAGCGCATTTGCGTTTATCTCGAGTATTAATAGAGCAATTGGATTGGCAGGCGTGTTTGTTGAAATATGACAGACCAACCAGTTTAATCTATCTTGATCCACCATACTGGAACACCGAAGGTTATGACGTTGATTTTCCATTTGAAGAATACGTCAACATGGCCGAACTAGCCAAACAAGCGAAAGGTCAAGTGGTGATATCGGTCAACGACATACCTGAAATGCGCGAAGTGTTTAAAGGCATGAAAATGGTAACAGCGGATATTCGTTACACTGTCGGCGGCAATGGAGGTTCGATGAAAAAAGAATTGTTCATTACGAACCGATAGTAAAACCAAGAAGAGGAGAGCTTAACTTTCCTCTTCTTCATTTGTATCTTTAAGAAAGACATCTGCTAATGTGTGATCTTGTAGGTTTAATTTTTCGATGAATAAACCAATAAACTCAGACGAGTAGTTACCTCGATTAATAAGATTATTTAGCGTTATATGCTCGTTATTAACGTGCTCTCGCCCGTACAAAACTTTAAAAAGAGGTTTTGCCCCGCCCATCGCTTCCATTTGTTCTTTAAAGAACAATTTCGCCGATTGACGATAATTATTATTTTTAACTGTTTTTTTTGGCAACGTCTTACTTCCCATTCTAGCCTCCGATCTTAACGCGTGAATTTAATTAATCAATTCTGATTAAATAAACAGGTAATTTAATCAAAGTTAATTAAAATGATGAATTAATATTACTGGATGGTATAATTTAATCAAAGTTGATTAAATATCAAAATAGGAACAAACGTGAGAAAATTTTACCCGTTAACTCATTCATTGCCGTCAGACGACAATCAATTGTTAGTTGATTGGCTTAAAGAAAAGCGTGTTGAGCAAGGACATACGATGAGAACCTTATCGGATTTGTTATGTACGCCGCACTCACTGGTCGGGAAAATAGAGAATCAAGAGCGTAAGATGGATGTTGTTGAGTACGTAAGATATTGTGCGGCTTTGGACGTTGATCCGACTGAAGGGATAAAATTATTAAGCGACCAGGTGTTGAATAAGTAGGTTCAGTTGAACCTACGTTTTCGCAAACGCTAAAAAACAAAGCGTTAAGATCGAACCGACCGAACAGCCGATTAGGAACAGTGCTATTAATTGGGGTAACGCTAATTCGATAAACATATCTATTCCAATACTTTAAATTTACTTAATTCAGCGCACAAAATGCGCTGTGTTAAATAAACTTTTTAGCCTGCTTTTTCGTTAATTAAATTTTGAACATAAGTTGAGTATCTTTTTCGAGAGCAATACTCAACTCGATAGCTTCTTGTTCTGTTGTGAAATATCTATAATCACTGTTTTTAATAATTACTGTTCGTAATAATTTCTTATCGAAAAATGTCGGATTGTAGATAAATACGTTATTTCTACTGCGTCCACACGCCATCGCTATGTCGCAAACCCAATAGCTTGTATGTAATTTCAAATCACTGCATTTAACTTGCGACATAACAACCTCTACTCTTGTGTAACTGGTTTATTGACCCAAGCGAAATCAACTGACTCTGAGTAATATCCGTTTGATTCACCAAGCCAACGCATCCATATCTCACCTTTTGTTGTTTCTATCTTGTAGAATGTCCATGTAAAGCTATCAGGGTATTCAATACCTGTTTCGTCTTCTGAGTTTGTTGATTCTTCTGCTTTCACAATTAATGCTCCCGAAAAATCATCCGTGTCAGTCTCGAAGTCGTTTAAATCAACAGTTTCACAGCAATCTTGTGAGTGATAAAACAGAAACTCACAATTGCATTCAGTGAAAATTCTAACTTCCTCAGAGCCTTTTTCTAGCCCTGTTACGCTCTTGATTGTTTTTCCGACTAGCTCGGATAGTTCAACTTGCTTATCCCATAAATCAAACATTTCATTCTCCAAATTCTATTTATGTACGCTTTTGCATTTTCGTAGATAAAAAGCGCTCGTTATCTCTATAAAACTTGCTTTAGCTCAGAATGTTAGACTCTAAATGTTTGTAGAATCGTTCTTCGCTTTTATTCCAATGTATTATTTGCGTTTAAAATTACTCGAATTCGACACTAAAACTATCTGCGTCTATAGATCCTTCACAGGGGTTACTCATGCTCATACGCCCACTAGCACCAAGTTCAAAATTTAACCATTCTTGTATCTGTTCATCAGTTGCATCATCAGGAACGTCTACTGAAAACTGAACATTGATATTTCTCATTTTTAACATCTCCATCTACTTTTCTAAAATTGAACCGCGTATGAAGTCGAGATAACTCCAAAACATTAGTAAAATTAATAATTCAGCCATACCCAACCCTACTTTTATTCCAATTATGCTTTTTTAGATTGTTCGAGCCACGCTGAACGCCACAACTCAAACTGTTCTGAATTCTCAGGGTACGGATTATCTTCTAATCTATATCCAGCTAAATAATTCTCTTTGCCTCGCAAAGTTGGATTTGATAAGTAATCAATTGCCATAACTTTTCCTTTCTATTCCAATTCTATTTGTTGTATAAAATTTCTGCCGCGTCAGTTTTTAGTTCATCGTGGCATTTTGCTATTTCACTAAACAATGCTTCTGACTCGTTATCGTTTATATCAATTGATGCGCCAATCTCTCTAAGTTGATTAAGAGTTCTAATAATACAACTCTCAAGTTTTTGTAACTTATCCATTTTTTACTCCTGATCTATTCCAACCTATTTTTGAACTGTTGCATTATTCGCAATAGTTGAATTAATTAGTTTTAAAAATTGCTCAACATTCTCTGTTGTGACAATTCGCTTTATTTCTTCGTCAGTGAATAAGGTTTTCATGGCATATAAAAAGTTTGCCAAAGCCTCACTTCCGTCTTTTATTTCGTCAGCCTTAATCACAAATCAATCCCGAATAGTTGCCATTCTTATACCCATTCAAAAATGAATTTATTTTTCAAATCAGATGGTTTGTATTTTTTTGATACAACCCACTTGTTAAACATTTTTACTTCACAATGCGACTCCATAACCCCCTTTAATCTATAAAGTCTACCTGTAGCTATGTGCTTGTAGTGCTGCATTGTTTTGGCCTACTTTTGTGTATCAATTGCTAGTTGATTAAGGCTTGGAAGTTCGCGCTTAAATTCTTCAATCAAATCTTCTTCACAAAGCGCTCTTGAATAGACAAAAGCGCACTCAGAACAGTGGATCTGACTAACTCCCATTTCAACGCTACTTCTTATCCCCAAGCCAACGTAATCTTGTTTACACATAGGGCATTCTGTTTCACTTAAATTCATCATTTCAGCCTACTTAAATGTTGATACAACTTAGGCTGTAGTCTGCCGAGTCATCATCAAAACTAGCCCTACCTGCAAAAGCATAAACGCCCGCCTCGGTAGGTACGTCACTTAAATTGAACTCTACCCACTCGTCGAAACCTATTTGATCAATATCGTTTTTTACGCACTCGCTCTTTTCTGGCATTGGCATATCAAAAGCTTCAACAGGAACTTCACTCAGTTGCATCAGGGCATAACCCTCTATACCCACAGCTACCTCACAAGCAACGTCTACTAATAGTTTTGCCATTTTATTTCCCTCGTTCGTTTCCAACTGTTTAGGGGTTAGCTTTCGCCACATCCCATTTCAAAAATTTCATAACCAAATGTTTTACCAAGAACAGAATCTAAAGCGCCTTTTTTAGCTTGCTCTTTAGTTTCAAACTTAGCTAATACAGTTTCATCCATTGCAATATCAGTGCATAGCATCAAAGGGGTGTAACCACCCGTTTGAGTGTTCAGCATTACAAAAAAGTCACCAGTGTTTTCTTGCATGATTTATATCCAATTAAAATAGTGAAGTACAAATATAAACACTTATGTTAATTAACACAAGTGTTTATTTTGTATTTTTCAAACGCACCTTTTTTGAGGTTGCTTTATATATCTCACCAGTTTCTAAGTGAATTCGCATGCCTTTCTTTTTCCATCTTGAAAGCTCTTGCGGCAGTATGTGTGGATTATCTTTGAGGAATTCAGAGATAGCGCCTCGCTGTTCGCCATATCTAGTATTAATATATTCTTCTAATGTCATGGTTGCACTTATTCATTAACTTAATCTAAAGTTAACACAAGCGTTAATTAACAACAATGTTTATTAGTTGCTGACGCTTGGGTACAAGCCCTCGATTGCGTTTGTCATTATTTTGGGGTCGGGGATAATATAAGCGTCCGTCATATCTTCGCTTACATGCCCTAAGAGCATTTGAATCATGCTGTAAGGATAATCGTTATCAGCAAGCAAACTCGCTGTAGATTTGCGTCCTGAGTGGCTAGAGCCATGAGTAAAACCACAACTTTTAAATAAGTTTCTAATAAAGTTTTCCATCGACGCGCACCGCATAGTTTCTTTATAACCCTCACTTGTTTTGTATCGTTTCGGGTTAAAAGCTAGTGCAACCCACTTTTTGCCTTTGCGTGATAAGAACAAAGGACTGTCACCACGTAAACCGCCATAACTACCATCGTCTGAAAGCATAGCCTTATCAGCTAAACGTCTATCGCGCCAAGCTAACAAGGCTTGTCGTTGCTGTTTGAGGACTAAAGCGCAATCTCTGCTTTTGCCAGTTTTGGTGTATTCAGCTCTCATTCTGAACTTCATTTTTAATGATCCAGACTTAGAGAAAACGTCCTTAACTTGTAGATAACACGTTTCAGTTATTCGCGTGGCTGAACCAAACAAGAACCATAACAAAGCTAGGTTGCGTTCCGCGCAATCTCCACGGTTGGCATTCGCTAAAATATGTTTCAGTTGCGCCTTGCTTTCTATCTTGCCAGCGCCTTTTTGTTGAGCTTCAAGTTTCTTCACTTCGTCTGATATTGGGCGCTTTCTTACTGGTTTGTGTCCTTTTGTAAATGGCATTGGAATCCTCAGTTATTTTTAGAATTTCCAACATAGTATGGTTTTTAACCAGCAAAATACAAAAGCCTTATGTTTTGGGGTCATATTGGAATCGTGGTGTGGGGCCAGATCTGAAGCAAAGAAAAATAGAGCGCTTCAGATCTGGACAGAAGGTGATTAAGTATTAATTGAATTTTTTAGTGCAGGGTCGGGCACAATTCCATAACACCCATATTGTTTAATTGGGATATCCTGCTCTGACTCCCAAGCCTCAACATAAACGGTAGAGCCATTTTTAATGATATTTTGTATTGCTTCTGGCGTATAACAGTGAGCCATCGCAACAATTTTGAATTCTTCCTCTGTTAATTCAGCATATAGCACATCTTCAAATTGCATAGATATCCGTGTTGGTGCGCCTTTGCAATATGGCTCATTTGGTAAAGTCTGATTATATTCGAATTCCGTCAGCGCTTTATTCCTTGCTTCATTATAATCGTTGCCCGTTGCTAATATTTGAGTATCAAAAGCTAATTGATGCTGTTCATTATCTTGATGATCACGGATCATGCAGGTCACTGTTATACAGAAATATTTATGTTTCATTATTAAAACCTTGTTTAGTTAGCTATAAATCCATGCTTTCAAAATCAATCATCATCTTTTTATCAACGTCTAAAATCGCGCATAGCTTTTTCTGAGTAGTTTCTCTTGCTTTGGTAAAGCTACGGTTTTCAAGCTGGCTATATGCTGATTGAGTAATGCCCATTTTTTCTGCCATCCCTTCTTGAGAGAAAGCTCGATAAACGCGCCATGCTTTAATGACACTATCACCGGCCATGCGATTACCTAGCACATCGTTTGGTATTGAATAGTCGAGTTCGTCCGATTCAATCAAATTCATGTACTCATCAAAAGGAAGAACCACGGCGATTGGTTTTCCTTGATGCTCTATTAGTTGGTGGTTAGTAGGTAGTTTCATCACGTTTTTTCACCTCATGTATTAAAACAATTTCTACCGTACCATTAATAACGTCAAACATTACGCGGTAGTTCCCTACGCGCAAACGATAGTCATATTGATGGTTTTGTAACGCTTTAACATTTTTTGCATTTCGGTAGTCAGTCAGTGAATTAACGGCATCCTTTATCTTTGGGCGCTGAACACTATCTATTTTAGACAGTTGTTTAATTGCTTTGCGTTTCCATTCAATGTTAGCCATTTATTAATTCACCTCGTTAAGTTCAATATAAAATTATAATCTTTTATATTATAAATCTCAATATAAATATAATATAAATACAAAGTAAATTATATTACGGAGGAGAAAAAACAAACTAGAGCGAGTGCGCCCATTGCCAGAAAAAAGCAAAGCACTGGTTTTTCCAAAAGTAACGGTTTTAACTTGGGCCTTCGTGATTCGATGCGCTCCACATCGGTTAAAAACAAATACCCTTCGCCCTTCACGGTTTTGATGGTGGCGTTGTAGCTGTCTTTTTCAGACAGTAGCAGCCTGCGAAGTTCGGAGATTAAACGGTCAACCACATTCGAGTTTTTATCGCTGAGTTTTATGCACGATAAAAGCGTCGATTTAGTGATCACCTTGTTTGGCTGTTGGCAAAACGCTTTTAATAAGTTGTTTTGATCATAGGTAAGGTTTGATCGCTCATTCGTCATCTTATTTAGAATAAGTGCGTATTGAGGTTTAAAGACAAAATGTTTGAACGTGTATTGCAGCATGTTACACCTCGCCCATATCTTTTATTTTGGTTGGGTATGGCAGCAATGCAAAAAAGGCAATGAGGTGAAACCGTGGCAGTTTCGCTAGTTCTTGTAGACTGGTTTTGCGCAGTCGAATATACTCTCGTTGAGACATAGCATAGTCCTTGTTGTGGTTTGTTATGTTTTGCTGCAGTGTTTAGTTTGGCGACGGCACTGCAGCCATTCATTTAATTAAATTCTTTCAATACGTTTTCCAGCTTGCTGAATTCCTCATCCGTTAACGTAGAGCAATCAATTTTACGACCAGAAATTTTAAACTTTCCAATTTGTCGCTTTTCAGAGCTTTGGTTCGGTGCTTTCCCGCATATAATTTTTACGATTTCATCGGGATCGGTCAGACGTTCTTGTCTAATGTAGTCATAACGAGCCTGCATCTTGTTTTCGGGGATCACCCGTTGCTCAAGAAAGTTATATATTTTTTCACCGCTGCTGGCGCTAATGTCGTTGGGCTCTTTAAATAGAGAGACAATACTTTTTGGAATACGACCTGTTTTGATAAATCGACTTAGGCTTTTTTGCGAAGGTGGTTTACTGGTTCGTTTTTCATCAAATAAAGCCAGCAAATGTTTTTCTAAATGGCAGATACGTTCAAGACCGTTATCTTCCATAATTTTGATGTATCGAAGACCTTTCTCGTAAGGTGAAGTGTCTTTGTATTTATTTTCTAAATCCGAGAGGCGTTCCATTTGCTCATCGGTTAAACCTTTGGCGTATTTTATTTTATATGGCCAGTTATCTAACTTGCAGACAAAACGGCGAGTAGAGCCGCAGGCTACTTCAATGCGACCATCGTCCAGAATACGGCCGTAAGCAGGGAAGACCTGACCACCAGCAATGTTAATCTCGTCCCGAAGGTATTGCGTCGACTCCGGTGAAAGTAAATCCTGGTCGCGTTCGTTACCATGAAAAACAAACGTGCGGCTTTCAATCTCTTCTGGCGCGATAATTTCGGTTTGGAATACATGTTCACTGCCGTCGTGCAGTTTCATTTTATCACCGCGAACGGAAGCTCTTTGTCTTCGTACAACATCAACGCTAGGCGCGTGATCGTTAGGTTTATCATTTTTTGCCATCATGGCTTTTATTGAATTAGTATCAATACCTTTCATTGTATTAACCTCGGACATCCAAGTTTGGCCAGAACGGTTTTATGCACTCACGCATGATGTCGTTGAAAACCGGCTCAAAGGCGGCTAGGGCATTCTTATATGCAGCTGGTGTTGAGCGCTGAGACGTTGCTTGCTCAAAGACCGTACGCATTCTTAGTTGTGTTTTACCGACTTCGCCCGTTTCTTTTACTGGTTTAGGTAATACATCCGATCCCCATGCGTCTCTGATAAGTTCAAACATGAGTTGTGAACTGCTTTGCGGTTGGTAACTGTATTTTGTGACCAGCATTTTTAGCAGCGGTTGAAATTCACTATCGTCAAAATCTTCAATCATTTCAGATAACGTGGCAAATAAAGACGCTGTTGAAATGTAGTCGTACATTTCTGCAGGGGTTGGAACCAGCATCACATCGGCTGCAAATGCCATGTTAACCGTACCCATGCCAAGGTTAGGCGCACCATCAACCAAGATAAAATCATAATGCTCTTTCACGCTTTCCAAGGCTTCATGTAAAAGTAGATAACCCGGCACATCATCAAGTCCTTTGGTTAAATATTTTTCAGCCGCTTGCATAACTGGTCCTGATGCAACGATGTCTAAATTCGGCCAGTATGTTTCTTGTATGGCGTAATCTAATGTGTCTTGCTCACCTCGATAGAAAGGCAGCAATGTATCTTCAACGTTCACACCGGTTAACGGTGAATGACCATGATAAAGGCTGGCTGTTCCTTGCGGATCATGATCCGCCAATAATACTCGATAACCTTTCAGCGCTAACCATTGCGCCAAATGAACTGTCACCGACGTTTTCCACGAGCCGCCCTTATGGCCGATGATAGACATCACGATGCAACGTTCATTGTCTTTTCGCCAAGGGAAAGTATTAAACACACCGCGCATCGTATTGATATTTTCAATTGAATAGCCCATACGGCGGTTATTATCGTTCAACGCTGGTGGAGGTAATCGACCGTCGTCTTCTGCTCGAATAATACTACTTCTATCAACACCAACTAACTTTGCTGCGTCAGTTATACCGAATAGACGGGTTATTTTGCGATCTTGGTATTCGCTACTGCCGAACTGTCCGACTTCAATTGCTTGAGCAAGTTGCATCGCACGTTCAGTTGCATTTAAGAGAGTTTTCTTTAGCGTCATAATTCCACCTTGAATAAAAATGATACAACTAATCTAACATCAATTTTGAACAATGCAACAAATAAAATGAAGAAAAACAAAATAAATGTTGCGCTGTTGTATTTTAAATTTGTTGTACTTCCACCAGCAATGTACGCCACTTCCACTTTGTTCTTATCGGCAGAGCTTATTAATAAAGGGTTTTCACTTTTAGCACTTGTTAAGTGGAACTAAAGAAAAACGAAAGAAAATCCAAGTAAATAAAAACAAGCATAAATTAAGAGTTGGCAAAAATTACATTAAAAATAACTGTACAAGATAAGAGATTATAAAAATATAACTGTACAAAAATAAATGTACAAACAACCGTACACCCAAACAAGTTTAACTGTACACTAGATCTAGCTA